GCGAGCGCGCCGCCAACAAGGCCGAGGTTGAGCGCCTGACCGGCATGGGCGCCGAAGTGAACATCGGCCCGGACGGCAAGATCCGCAGCGCCTGGCGCTCCAACGTCTTCACCGTCCTCCTGCGGTCGGGTTCGATCACGCCGAACCACCACGCCGCCGCCATGCGCTTCTGTGAGGCCTGGGCTGTCTGGAAGGGGCTGGCGGGATCAGCCGGACGGATGGAAGCCGTCGACGGCGGGACGGGCGCAGCGGAACTGGTGACGGACCGGATGATTATTGCGGGCCGGGAGGTGGAGCGGGTGCTGGCGCAAGTCGGCCCCATGGACCGTGAGCTGCTGAAGGCGTTTGCGGTCGCAACAGTCGAGGAAGACCGGCCTATGGTGTATCGAGGCATCGTGGAGCGGGTATCAGGCGTGACGGGCAGGGATGCCCAGCCAGCAATTGTGCGGGCCGCGCTGGAGAACCTGAGACGGGTTTATGAGGCCCCTGTGAGGGCGAGGGAGGTAGCATGACTGACTGGATCGAATGGAGCGGCGGTGAGCGCCCTGTGGACGCCTCGGCGATTGTTGATGTCTCGTTCGGCATCGGCAAGCCGTTTGCTACGGGCCTGGCCTCCTGGTGGGACTGGAGAGCGACGGACCAGATCAAGTGGTGGCGACCCACAGCCCGCGAAACGACATCAACGCCGCAAGAGGCGGCCAAGGCCGCGTGGGACGTACTGGTGGAGCATCATGCTCGCCTCCAGTGTGAGCGCGACACCAAGCTGGCGGAGGTCCCGGCCATAATGGCGGAGGTCAGGCGGCTTGATAAGCAACTCGCTATTCTCGCCGATCACTTCAATGCGCTGAGGGGGATTTTTGATGAGCAATGACTGGATCGAGCACAACGGCGGACCCCAGCCGGTTGATGATGACGCGTGGGTGGAGGCCCAGTGGCCTTTTGCGGGAGGGTACCTTTCCGGGGAACCGGACGAAATGGAGCAAGCCAGCGAGCTTCCGTGGGAAGGTTGGGAATTACGCTACCGCATCCTCAACCAGCCCCTGATCGACGCCGCCCTGAAACGGGGCATTGAACTAGGGCTGGAGGCTGCGGAACAAGCAGCCCTCAAGGCCGAAAACACGCTGGAGAATGAATGGAGGGCGGGCGACAAGTCCGACAGCCATTTAGAGGGGCGCAGCGATGGGATGGGGGAGGCAGCCGACATCATCCGCAACCTCAACCCCGAGACCATCGCCAAGGAGGCGCAACATGACTGACTGGATCGAACACAACGGCGGACCCCAGCCGGTCGCAGATGACGTTTGGGTGGAGGTCAGCCAGCTTTATCAGGCAGATGATCGTGATTTAGCCAGATGGATTGCCTGGGACTACAAGCTCCGCTACCGCATCCTCAACCAGCCCCTGATCGACGCCGCCCGCAAAGAGGGGCTGCAAATGGGGCTGGAAGCCTTTGACGAGGCCCGCCTAGCCGTAGAGGGCGACATCCAAAAGCTGTGCGACGCCGCCCGTCTAGGGGGCATCCGTCTAGGGCTGGAGGCTGCTGACAAGGCCATTGAGGCGCTTGTCAGAACCGGCGATCTTCATATTGAAGGGGAAATGGCCCTCGAAGAAGCCAGCATAGCTATCTGCACCCTCAACTCCGAAGCCATCGCCCAAGAGGCCAAACCGACCGCTTGACAAATCACCGGGCGCGAAGCACGCTCCATCCTTAGAGGCGCGAATTGCGCCGACGATCCGACGCCCGTAGGCGGGCACATATCATATTCACAGGTTCCCGTATGGGACTTGGGCCGGGGCCGGGGGAAACCTCGGCCCTTGCTTTTTGCCCATCACCTTCCCCCGCGCGGGAAGCCGGCTGGCGACTGGTGCAACGGCCGGAGAGGGTCGGGTGCGCGAAAGGCCCGGCCCTCACACCTTCGGCCCCGACATCGCATCAAACGCCAATCATCCTGACCCGTAAGCGATAGTCGCGGGCCGATCCCATCCGCATCGACGCCAGGAAGCCGCAAGGTCTGGTGAGTGAGGCGCTATGACCGACGCCACTAAACTAGTGACGAGAAAGCCGCCTGCTGCTGGCAAGGGCAGGCCCAAGGGCTCCCAGAACAAGGCGACCAAGGCGCTGAAGGACATGATCCTCGGTGCGCTGGATGATGCAGGCGGGCAGGACTACCTTCGCCGGCAGTCCATCGAGAACCCCACGGCGTTCATGACGCTGATCGGGAAGGTGCTGCCGACGACCATCAACGCCGATGTGAACGGCGAGATGAAGACCACGGTCATCAAGGTGACGACGGGCGTCCCGCGTGGAGATTGACCTGGGCTACAAGCCCCGCGCTCCGTTCGTGGACTATCACCGGCGCCGGTCGCGGTTTGCGGCCATCGTGGCGCATCGCCGGGCCGGGAAGACGGTTGCGGCCATTATGGACCAAGTGGACGCGGCCCTGAGCTTCGACGCCCTGCCCAATGGCCGCTTTGCCTACGTCGCCCCGTTCTACGCTCAGGCCAAGGACGTGGCCTGGACCTACCTGAAGTCTTACGCCCTGAAGGTGCCGGGGACGATCCCGAACGAGGCCGAACTTCGGGTGGACTTCCCGAATGGCAACCGGGTCCGCCTGTACGGCGCGGACAACTACGACCGGATGCGCGGGATCTATCTGGACGATGTGGTCATGGACGAGGTGGGGGACATGGACCCCCGCGCCTGGTCTGAGGTCATCCGCCCGGCTCTGGCTGACCGGCAGGGCAAGGCGACCTTCATCGGGACGCCGAAGGGCCGCAACGGGTTCTACGAGATCGTGGAGCGGGCCAAGGACAACCCGGACTGGTATCTGTCCATCCTGCGGGCCAGTGAGACGGGGCTGATCCCGCCGGGTGAGCTGGAGGCCCTGCGGTCGGAAATGTCGGAGGACGAGTTCCTCCGCGAGTTCGAGTGCTCGTTTGACGCGGCGGTCGAGGGCGCCTATTACGCCCGGCTGCTGAACGAGGCCGAGATCGCCAACCCTAAGCGCATCGGCCATGTGCCGCATGACCCGGCGCTGGAAGTTCACGCGGCTTGGGACCTCGGGATCGGGGACAGTACGGCCATTTGGCTGGCCCAGTTCGCCGGGCGCGAGATCAGGCTGATCGACTACATCGAGAACAACGGCGTTGCGCTGGACTGGTATGCCAGGGCGCTGCGCGAAAAGCCCTACCTCTACGCTCCTCTGATCCTGCCCCACGACGCGCAGGCCCGCGAACTGGGAACCGGCAAGAGCCGGGTGGAGATGCTGGAAGGCATGGGCTTCCGAACCCGGGTGACGGCGCGGCTTGGCGTCGAGGACGGGATTGAGACGGTGCGGCGGATGCTGCCGCGAACGTGGATAGACCAGACCCGCTGCGAGATCGGCCTTCGGGCTATCCGTGAGTATCGCGAGAAGGTTGATCCGAAGCGCAAGGTCAGCTTCGGCCCGCTGCATGACTGGACCAGTCACGCCGCCGACGCCCTGCGCTACCTGATGATTGCCTATGAAGAACCGTCCGCCTCCCGCCGCGAGCGGCAGTCGGTCAGCGTGCAGGGAGGCTGGATGTCGTGAACAAGGCCGACCTGCTGAAAGAAGCCCTCGAAGGGTTTGAGAAGACTGCCGAGCACGACGCCCACAACCGCAAGGCGTGGGAAGACGACGTCGACTTCGCCCTGATGGAGAACCAATGGCCCGAGCGGGTGCGCCGGGATCGGGAGCTTGAAGGCCGGCCCTGCCTGACGGTGAACAAGCTGGTGAGCATGGGCCGCCAGGTCGTCAACGACGCCCGCCGCAACAAGCCCGGCATCCGCGTCATGCCGGTGGACAGCGAGGCCGACCCGGAGACAGCGGAAGTCCTCAACGGCCTGATCCGCAACATCGAGCAGTCGTCGAATGCCGAGGTGGCTTACGACACGGCCCTCGAACACGCGGTGTTCGGCGGCTTCGGCTACTTCCGCATCAACACGCGCTACACCTCCGACGACACCTTCGACCAGGACGTGGTGATCGAGCGGGTCCCGAACCCTCTGGCGGTCTATCCTGACTGCTATTCCACTGCGGCGGACAGCTCTGACTGGAACTACTGCTTCGTCACCGACAGCATGACCAAGGCGGCCTTCAAGAAGGCCTATCCCGGCGCGGAAGAGGTGGATTGGGAAGGCGAGGCCTGGAGCGGTGTCGGTGCGCCGTGGCGTGACGGCGAGTTCGTTCAGGTGGCGGAATACTGGCTCCGTGAAAAGGTCAAGCGGACCATCCTCCTCCTGTCTGACGGCATGGTGGTCGAGGAGGCGGACTACAAGGCCAACAAGCCCGCCTTCGACGCGATTGGCGTTCAGGTGCAGGGCTCGCGGGACGTGGACAGCCATCGGGTCCGCCAGTACGTCATGAGCGGCGCGGAAGTGCTGGAGACGGTGGACTGGGCCGGGAAGTACATCCCGATCATTCCGGTCTACGGCGCCGAGGTGAACTTCAAGGGCAAGCGGCACTTCCGCAGCCTGATCCGCGGGGCGAAGGACGCCCAGCGGATGTTCAACTACTGGCGCACCACCTCGACCGAACTGGTGGCCTTGGCCCCCAAGGCTCCGTTCATCGGGCGCAAGGGTGCGTTCGAGACCGACGCGGCCAAGTGGGCGACGGCGAACGTCCAGAGCCATGCGTTCATTGAGTTCGACGGCCCCGAGGCTCCCCAGCGCCAGCCGTTCTCCGGTGTGCCGGCGGGTGCCCTGCAAGAGGCCCTGAACGCTTCGGATGACATCAAGTCGGTCATCGGGATGTTTGACGCCAGCCTCGGCGCGCGGTCGAACGAGACGAGCGGCAAGGCCATCATTGCCCGGCAGATGGAAGCGGACAACGCGACGTTCCACTTCATCGACAACCTGTCGCGGGCCATTCGCCATGCGGGCCGGGTGCTGATCGACCTCATTCCGCAGGTCTACTCCGTCCCCCGCGTCATCCGCGTCCTGGGCGAAGACGGCGAAAGCGAGATGAGGGCCGTCAATCAGCCGGTGCAGGTCGAGGAGGCCGATCCGCTGACCGACGAGGTTCGGGAGATCACGCGGATCTACGACCTGACCGCCGGCCGCTACGACCTGACGGTGTCGGCGGGCCCGTCCTTCGCCAGCCTGCGCCAGGAAGCGGCGAACCAGATGATCGAGCTCATCCGCGCCTACCCGGATGCGGCGCCGGTCATTGGTGACCTCCTCGTCAAGAACCTGGACTGGCCGGGCGCTGACGAGATTGCCGAGCGGATGGAAAAGGCGATGGCCGGCCGGGTCATGAGCGAGGCGGAAGGGCAGGCCCCGGACGCTCAGGCTCAACAGGCGGTCCAGCAATACGCCACGGCCTTGCGTGAGATGCAGGCCAGGTACCAGGCGCTTGAGGATGACAAGAGCCTAGAAGCCCGGAAACTCGACATCGCGGCCTACGAAGCTGAGACCAAGAGGATCAGCGCGACGACCCGCGAAACCAGACTGCCCGCCGGCCTCTACACGGACGGCTGACAGAGCCCGGCCCGCCGTGAGGCGCGCCTTTCCCTTAGATGGACCCCTACCCCATGACAGAAGACGCGACCAATCCGGTCGACGTTGAGGATGATGCCATCCTCGACGCTCCGGAAGTCGACGCTGAGTCCTACAGCGACGACACCGACCAGGCGGAAACCGAGGGAGCCGAAGACGGCCAACCGGAGGACGACACCGAGGAGGTGGACTGGGACGGCGCGAAATACCGCGTTCCCAAGCCGCTGAAGGACGCTCTGCTGCGGCAGGCGGACTACACCCGGAAGACCCAGGAACTCGCCGACCAGAGGCGGACTGTTGAGCAGCACTTCACGTCGCTGAACCAGCGGGCCGAACTCCAGCAGGCGACCCTCGAGCACCGGGTGAACCTGCGGGCTGTGGAGCAGCAGCTCCAGCAGTTCCAGAACACCGACTGGCAGGCCTACTCGGCCAACTACGGTGCGGACGCCACGGCCTCGGCCATGGCCTCCTGGCAGCAATACAGGGACGCGAAGGCGGAACTGGAAGGCGCCATAGCGAAGACCGAGACGGAAGTGCAGCAGATCAGCGAGCGGTCTACCGCCAACGCTATCGCTGAAGCCGAGAAGGTCCTCTCGCGCGAGATCGAAGGCTGGTCTTCGGAACTGGTCACGACGCTTGCGGGATACGCTGCCGAAAACTTCGGCATCACCCCGCAGGAGCTTCGGGACAGTGTGGTCAATCCGGACGGCACGGCGGACACCCGGACCTTCAAGGTTCTGGCGCGTCTGCACAAGGCCGAGACGGAGCTGGCGAAACTGAAGGCCCAGACCACCAAGGCGCAACAAGCGGCCAAACAGGCAGCAGTCACCCCCGCCAAGGCCGTTGGCCAGCGGGCAGGCGGGTACAAGCCCGGCCTCGATGACAGCCTGCCGGCGGACGAATGGCTGCGCCGTCGTAACGCGCAACTGGCCAAGGCCGGAGCGCGCTGACCCCCAACATCACGGCCCGTCGAGATGACGCGCCTTTCCCATGAAGGACACACACCGTGCCCAACGCTCTCCTGACCCCCACAGCGGTGACCCGCGAGGCTCTCCGCGTTCTCCACCAGAAGCTGAACTTCGTCGGCTCTATCGTCCGGGAATATGACGACTCGTTCGCCCAAAAAGGCGCGAAGATCGGCGACACCCTCAAGGTCCGCCTGCCGAACCAGTACGTGGTCCGCACCGGCGCCACCCTGGCCGCCCAGGACACCAACGAGGCCAGCGTCGAGCTGAAGGTCCAGACCCAGAGGGGTGTTGACCTGAACTTCACCGCGGTGGACCTGACCCTGTCGCTGGACGACTTCTCCAAGCGCATCCTGGACCCCGCCATGTCCACGCTGGCGGCCTCCATCGAGGCCGACGCCATGAGCATGTATAGGGACGTTTCCCAGAGCGACTGGAACGGCGGTTCGGCGATCACGCTGGAAAGGGTGCTGAATGGGCGCGTGCTTCTTCAAAACGCCCTGGCTCCGCTCAATGACCGGACGGCCAACCTGAACACCACGGACAACGCCAAGTTCGTGGACGCGCTCAAGGGCCTGTTCAACGACACCTCGGGCATCGCCAAGCAGTATCGCGAAGGCTACATGGGCCGCACTGCCGGCTTCGACTTTGTCGAAAACACCATGTGGGGCAGGCACACTCGCGGTGCGGCCAACGCCTCCTACACGACCTCCACCCTCGTGGGCGTCCTGCCGATCTCGGAAAACCCGGTCTCGACCATGACCGTGGCCACCGGCGCCGGCGCGATGAACGTGGGCGACGTGTTCACCATCGGCAACGTGTTCGCGGTTCACCCCGAGACCAAGGTCAGCACCGGGACCTTGCAGCAGTTCGTGGTGGCGGCGGCTTACGCCGGCGGCGCGGGCACTGTGTCGTTCTCCCCGGCCATTGTGCTGGCTGGCGGCCGTCAGAACGTGGTCATCCCGACCACCTCGGCGACTGCGGCTATCACCTTCGCCGGCACGGCTTCCACGGCTGTGGGCATCTCCCTGCTCTACCAGAAGGAAGCCTTCGCCTTTGCGACGGCGGACCTGGTGATGCCGGGCGGTGTGGACTTCGCCGCCCGCGAGGTCATGGACGGCATTTCGATGCGGGTCGTCCGCCAGTACGACATCAACAACGACAAGTTCCCCACTCGTCTGGATGTCCTCTACGGCTACAAGACGCTCCGGCCCCAACTGGCCGCGCGCCTCCACAACAGCTGATCCAGCTGATCGACAGGGGGGGAGGGGCTTCGGCCTCTCCCCTTTCTTCTGGGGGACCGCATGGCCATCACGACCTACTCAGAGCTTCAGTCGGCGGTCGCCGACTGGCTGAACCGTTCGGACCTGACCGCCCGCATTCCCGACTTCATCACGCTGGCCGAAACCCGCATCAACCGTGACCTGCGCACACGCGAGCAGCAGGTCATCGCGACGGCCAACGTCGATACGCCCTTTTTCGCCATTCCCGGCGACTTCCTTGAGTTCAAGTCCTTCCGGATCACCGATGCGACTGGCAACGCCTTTGAGCTGATGCTCGCAACCCCGGAGCAGATCAGCGAGGCGCTGACGGAGAGCAGCGTTTCGAGCACCCCGCAGTTCGTGACCATCATCGGCGACCAGTTCCAAATCTGGCCCGCGCCCAGCCAGTCCTACGTCGGAACGCTGGCCTATGTGCGGAAGGTTCCGGCTCTTTCGGACGCGGCTCCGACCAACTGGCTCCTGACGAGCGCCCCGGATGTCTACCTCTACGGCTCCCTGATGTCGGCCGGCCCCTTCCTGCGGGACAGCGAAGCGCTGGTGACGTTCAAGACCCTGTTCGACGAGGCCTTGGAGGCCATCCGCGTAGCCGACAAGCCGGTGGTCGGCGTCCTTCGCACCGAGTTCCCGCAGCGCGGCCTGCAGCGCCGTTACAGCATCTACACCGACTTCTGAGGCACCCGATGGCTATCAAGTACGACACGACCACGCGCAACGCCATGCTGGACGCGCTCAATACCCGCATTGGAACCTCCGCCAAGGTGCGGATCTACAACGGGACGCGGCCGGCCAATGTGGGTACGGCCATCACCTCTCAGACCATGCTGGTGGAGCTGACCTGCAACGCGACGGCGTTTGCGGCGGCGGCTGCCAGCGGCGTCCTGACGGCCAATGCGATCAGCAATGGCACGGCGGCCGCCACTGGAACGGCCTCTTGGTTCCGCCTGTTTCAGTCCAACGGCAGCACGGCGATCATGGACGGTGACGTGGGCACGTCGGGCTCGGACCTGAACCTGAATAACACGAGCATCGCCACCAGTCAGACGGTGAGCGTGACGTCCTTCACCGTGACCGAAGGCAACGGCTAAGCGCCTTTGAAGGGTTGACCCCATGAGCCTGGCCGAACGTGTCGCCGCCGCCGATCTCGCCGGTCTTCCGGACTGGCGGGTCGCCGAGCTGCTGAACAGCCCAGACCCCAGCCTTCCGGAGGTTGTCACCCTGGAGCAGACCCTTCTGGGGCCAGCGGGCATTATGGTCGCCCTCGGCCCCGAGGGCGGGGCGCGGGTTCTGAACGCCATCGAAGCGGGCGCGGTGCAGGACGCGACGCTGCGCTGGGTCTTCTACATTCTGAAAAACGGCGGGGTCGACACGGCTCACGCCTTTGTCCGATCCGGGCTCGACGGCCTAGCGGCGGCGACGGTCATCACCGCCACCGACGCGCAGATTCTGAAGGCCAGCGCCGAGCGGCGCAGGTTCCCGTCTTGGGCGGAGCATAACCAAATCGAAGTGACGGCCCGGTCGGTGGGTCTGGCCCGGGGAGCAGTGGGGTAGATCATGGCTGTCGCGAAATGGGCAACCCCAAGTGCCCGCTCTTCAAACTTCGCCGGCACGACGCTCAACTCGCTGGCCAACGCCGGGGAGTCCTCGGTCGTCACTTACGACAACAGCGCGAACCGGGACCTTTACGGCTTGGTGACAATCAAGCTCGGCTCCATCACCCCGGCGACCGGCGGATCGATCACGGTCCGGGTCACGCTGAATGACGGAACGGACACAGCGGACAGGGTCGGCGGCGACCTCTATGTGGTCCCCCTTCTCGCAGGCGCCGGGGCCAAGGTGGCGGTCCTCAACATGGTCCGCCTCTACCCGTACGTGATGCGGTTCTCCCTTGTGAATAACGCTGGGGTGGCCCTGGCGGCTTCGGGAAACGAGCTCTACGTCCGGCCCTGGAATGAGGACGTCGCCTGATGCCCCGAGGCGTCTCGCCTGTCGATGAGGCGCGGCTTCAGGCGCGGCTCTGGACGCCGGAGAGCACCCTTCCTTCGCTTTGGCTCGACGCCGCCGATCTCTCAACCCTTGTGGTCGATGGGTCCGGCGTCAACACCTGGAGGGACAAGAGCGGCTTTGGCCGTAACGCCACGACGACCGTCAGAAAACCGGCGCTCTTGAGCAACGCCATCAACGGCCTGCCAGCGGTGAACTTCACGGCGGCCAGCGCGACGAAGCTCGACACTCCCGATTTCAACATCGCGCCCAACCGGGCGTTTTGCACTTTTGCGGTGGTCTCCGGCGCAGGGCTGCTCTCTAACTTTCGTCGCATCGCCGTGACCAAGCTGACAGGCGACACGAGCTCGCCCAGCGCCGCCTATCCGCAGTTCTACCTCGGCTCGGTGAACGCCGCCGGAAGCGCCATGCAGATCGCCGGGGGGTCGGGGACGACCTCGCCGGCCCTGACGGGCCTCGGCACTGGCCCGCAGTTGCTGACAGGCGCGTTCGGCACAGCGGGCCTCGCGGCCAACGAGAACGCGATCTCCGCCAACGGGGGCGCCCGGGCCACGCTGGCGGGCCAGTCCGCCGCTCTGAGCACGACGGGGGTCCGCGTGGGGTCGGACGTCGGTACGGCTGGCGGGTCTTCCTGGAACGGTTGGATTGCGGAACTCATCATGACGCTCGCCCTTTCGTTCCCGCAGGTTCAGGCCGTTGAGGGCTATCTGGCGTGGAAGTGGGGCCTGGTGGCCAACCTGCCCGCTGCGCACCCGTTCAAGAGCCGCCCGCCGCTGATCGGAGACTAAGCTCATGGCCCTGCGGATTCGCGTCCCGGCTTTGTCCGCCGGGGCTCCTGGCGGGGCGATTACGGGCTCTCTGGCGGTCACGGAGGCCCCCGACGCCCTCGACGCCCTCGGCCAGGTCATTGTCTCTGGCTCGGCTGGCATTACCGAAGCAGCCGACACCGTCTCGGCGTCTGGCACGGTCTCGGGCGGCGGCATCACAGGTACTGCGGCCATCCTGGAGGCAGCGGATACCGCTTCTATCTCGGGTGCGGTTCTCGTTGCGGGCTCTGTCGGCGTCACTGAGGCGGCGGATACTGCATCGGCCTCTGGCACTGTCTCGGGTGGACCGGCAACCGGCACTGTAGCGGTCACAGAAGCACCGGACACGCTCTCCGCATCTGGCGGGGTGGCGATCTCGGGTTCGCTGGCCCGGACGGAAGCGCCTGATACGCTTGCGGCCTCTGGAACGGTCTTTGGCGGGCCTATAACCGGCACGGTCAATGTCACGGAGGCTCGGGACACCCTCTCGGCTTCGGGGGCGGTGTTTGGGGGGGACATTACGGGCTTTCTCGCGGTCACGGAGGCCCGGGATACGTTGTCCGCCGTGGCGCTTGTCAGCGGCGCGACGTGGACGCCGGTTCCGGGTGCGGGCGCGTCTTGGTCCAGTCCAACGGGCTCGCCGGGCATCTGGACGCCGGTTCCGGGTAATTCGGAGGTGTGGACATGAGGCCGGTTTCTCCCACCTTTGGCTTTCCGCTCGCCCCGACCCTGCAGGAGATGCAGGACGCCATCAACGAACAGGCGGTCCCGACCAAGCCGGTTCAGCTTGCCTCGGTCGTCAATGCCGACCTGCCGCCGGCGGCGGACTGGCCCGGCTGCATGATCCACGTCTCCGACAAGAACTCCATCGCCATCAGCACCCCCGTGGCCGGGGTCTACACCTGGCTCCGGGCTGACGGGAGCGCTCTCTGATGCCCTCAGACTACTCGATATCGTTTCGGCTCAACCTTCAGGCTCCGGGCGAGAACCTCAACACCTGGGGCACCAACCTCAACGCGGGCGTCTTCCAGCTCATCGAGGACGCGCTGGCCGGTGCGGTGAGCCTGAGCCTGTCTGGCCCGACGGCGCTCACCAGCGTCAACGGGGCGACCGATCAGGCCCGCTGCATGGCGCTGAACATCACCGGCGGGACGGGCGGGACGATCACGGTTCCCGGGGTCAGGAAGCTCTACTTCGTCCGCAATGCCGCCTCTGGCGCTGTCATCGTCACCACTGGCGCAGGGGCCACGGCATCCTTCGCCGCGGGCGAGGTGGGCTTCTGCTACTCGCCGGACGGGATCAACTTCTACCGCACCACGACCGCGACCAACTTCGGCGGCGTGACCCTGACCAACCTCGGGGCGCCCTCGGCCAACACCGACGCAGCGACCAAGGGCTATGTTGACGGCGTGGCCTTCACCATGGCGGGCGGCTCACTTCCCGGCCAAGGCGGCAACGCGGGCAAGGCGCTCATCACCAACGGGGCGGTGGCCTCCTGGGGCATTCCGACGCTGACCACCTCCGACATCACGAACTACGCCTCCGACCAGGCCGCCAAGACCGCGACGGCCACGAAACTCGCCATCGCCTTCGCTGCGGCTCTCTAAGGACCCCCTGAAATGCCTGTCACTCCCAATTCCATCGTTACGCCTCAAACCCCGTGGTCCGCCACGGCTGTGGCGACGACCGCCAACACCACCTACACGGACAGCCCGACCAACACGGTCCTGCTGGCCCCGCTGTATCTGCTGAACCCCAACCCTCTGAGCGTGGTCAACGCCTCGCCCACGGTCACGGTGACGCAGGCGGATCACGGCCTTGCAACGGGCGACACCATCACGATGGCGGGAGCCTCTGCGGTCGGCGGCATCACGCCTTCCGGCGCCTATCAGGTGACCGTCCTGACCTCCTCGACCTACACCATCACCCACGGCTCAAACGCCACCTCGACGGCGACGGGCGGCGGTTCTGCGGTGACGGTGCAGGACAGCCGGGCCAGCCGCAACGGCGCGCGGATCACCCGCCTGACGGCTCTAGCGCGGGCCACCAACACGGCGACCGAGCTTCAGCTGTTCGTCAGCCCGGATGGCGGGACCACCAAGCGGTTCATCAAGTCGGCCCTCCTGTCGGCCTACACGGTCGCCACGACCACGGCGCAGACCGGCGGCGACTTCGGCTACACGGACTCCGCGCCCCTGATCCTGGCGAAGAACGAGACGCTGTATGTCGGCATCAGCGTCACCAACACCGGCATCGTCTTCGACGCGCAGGGCTTCGGCTACTGATGCCCACCCAGCCGCTCGGACCTACGGGCCTTCTGGCCCAGTCCATGACCCTCCCGGCTGGCTCGCAGAGCATGGCGATGGGCGGCATGGGCCTGCGGGCGCAGGGGATGGACGGGCGGAAGCGGGTGGGGCTTGAAGGGCGATACCTGATCGTTGGTGGTGGCGGGGGAGGTGGAGGAAATGGCTCGGGCTGGGGCGGTGGTGGTGGCGGCGGCGGCGGCGCTGTTGTCGCTGGATCAGCAAACCTAAGCAGCGGCGTCTATTCAATTTCTATCGGCGTAGGTGGCGCGCGCGGAGACGGAGGCGGATCAGTCTCAAGCCAATCTGGTGGCGCCTCAAGTATAGGATCAGTGTTAATCGCCCAAGGCGGCGGCGGCGGCGGCAACGCTTCGTTTTCACTGATAAACGGCCTTTCGGGCGCCAATGGTGGCGGTGGTGGCGCTAGTGATCCGACTGGTGGATCAAACGGCATAGCCGCAGCAGGCGGTTTTAACGGCGGAAATGGGGGTGGCGCGCCATTCCCAGGATATGCGTCGGGAGCGGGTGGCGGCGGCGCCGGCGCCTCTGGGGCGAACGGGGCCGGATCTTTTGCCGCTGGCGGGACGGGCGGGGCTGGCGTTTCAAACAACATCTCCGGCGCTTTGGTAACCTATGGCGGCGGTGGTGGTGGCGGCGCTGTAAGTGGAGCAGCCGGCGCTGGCGGTTCCGGGGGTGGCGGTAACGGCGCGACCGCCAGCCAAACTTTGGCTGCTCGCGGAAACAACGGATCGGCCAACACTGGCGGCGGCGGAGGCGGAGCAGGGGGCGGATTATCAGAGCTTGGCGGTATCGGCGGTTCCGGCGTCGCCATCTGGTCCTACGCCAGCCCCACCCAACTTTGCACCGGCGGCACTGTCACCAACTACCTCGACGGCTCAACCCGGTGGTGGGTTCACACATTCACGTCTAACGGCACACTGGTGGTCCCCTAATGCTCTACCAACGCAAGACCCTCCCCGACACCCTCATCGGCGACCCCGGCCCGCTCCCCGCCGAACTGGTGGGCCTGTCGGACGCCTGCCTTGCCGATCTGTCCGCCGCCGTGCCCGACGCGGCTGTGGAACTCGGCTACGTCAACCAGGGCTTCTTTCCCTACACGCCCCCGCCTCCCCCGCCCGCTCCGGTCGATGAACTGAACAAGATCGACTTCCTGCGGCTGTTCACGCAGGCCGAACGCATCGCCATCCGGCAGGCGGCGGCGGTCAATCCGCTGATCTCCGACTACCAGCACATGCTGGACGCGGCGACGGTGGTGCGCCTGTCAGACCCCGACATTCAGACCGGCGTCCCGCTGCTGGAGCTTGGCGGACTGATCGGCGTGGGCCGTGCGGCTCAAATCCTCGCGGGAGAAGCGCCGTGACGAAAAGCCGCTACCCGCAGCAGCAGACCTATATCCCCGGTCGACCAATCCTGACCTACTTCCGCCGGCTGTTTGTGGCCCTTGATCAGGTGCTGAACGCCGTCACCGGAGGAAGCCCGGGCGAAACGCTGTCCAGCCGGTTTTTCAAGGATCTGGACAAGCGCCGCGTCATCCCGTGCATCCTATGCGTCCTGCTAGGCTGGATCGACAAGGACCATTGCGAGAAGGCGCTTGAGCCCGACGAAGGCAAAATCTCCGGCAAGCCGACCCAGAAGCTGACGCCGAAGCTGTACATCATCAACATCGGCATTTCGTTGAGCCAACTGCTGAACGTCGTTCTTGGTGGCGATGAGGATGAGCGGCTTTCGTCCCGCGCCGGCAAGGACGCCCGCCGGGGCCGGAAAATCGCCTGCATCTTCTGCCGCATCCTGCACTGGATCGACCGCGACCACTGCGAAAAGGCCATCCAGCGCGACGAGGGCAAGCGGCCCGGCCAGTACGACGACCCGCGCCGCCGGGCCAAGCGCACACAGTATCCCCCGCGTTCCGACTGGAGCTGATTGAATGCCCCGCGTCGTCCTTGAACTGCCTCCCGGCCTGAACAACGACGACACGACCTTTGCCGCCTCGGGACGCTATGCCGACGGCTCCAACGTGCGCTTCTGGCGGGGACGGGCGCAGGTGATCGGCGGGTGGGAAGCCATCACCAATTCACCCTTCACCGGCGTGGTCCGCAAGCTGTTCGGCTGGACGGACAACGCGGCGGTCCTCAACATCGCCTCCGGCTCGCATTCGGCGCTTCAGGTCTATCAGGGCGGGTCGGTTTTCGACATCACGCCGTTTGGACCCCCGACCCTGCTCGGCTCCAACCCCCTGACCGTGACGAACGGCTCGGCGGTGGTGACGGTGGCCCATGTCAACCACGGTTTGACGTCCAGCACGTCCGTCATCGTGGCCGGCGCGGCGGCTGTCGGCGGCATCACCCCCAACGGCACCTTCACCATCACGGTGGTGGACGCCAACTCCTACACCTACACCTTCACCTCCAATGCGACCTCGGGCGCGACCGGGGGCGGGACCGGCGTCATTGTCACCCCGCAGGTGGCGCTTCCTGCGGGCAACATCGACGGCACGGGTGGGGCTGGCTACGGAACGGGAACCTACGGAACCGGCACGTGGTCAACGCCCTCGACGGCGGACTTCTTCCCCCGGACATGGAGTCTGGCGTCCTGGGGCCAGAACCTGATCGCCAACCCGCGCAACGGGGCGATCTATGCCTGGACGAACAACACTGGATCCCGGGCGGTGGTGGTGGCCAATGCCCCGGTTCAGGTGACGTACTCGCTGGTGGCCCCTACCCGTCAGGTGTTTGCCCTAGGCTGCAATCAAGAGGCCTCGCCCTACGCTTTTGACCCGCTGGTGATCCGCCATTCCAGTGTCGGCGACAACACGGTGTGGAACACGGCGGCTTCGACCTCGGCGCGGGAGTATCGCCTGCCGGGGGGCGGTCGCATTGTTTGCGGCGCGGTCATGGGCGAAAACCTGCTGATCTGGACGACCGGGGGCCTGTTCGTCGGCACTTTCGTGGGCTCCCTCATCCAGCCCTGGCGCTTTGATCAGGTCGGCGAAGAGTGCGGCATTATCGGCCCGAACGCCTTCACGGTGGTGGGTCAACAGGCCTTCTGGGTCGGCCCGAACCTCCAGTTCTATGGCTACACGCTCGGTGGGCAGCCGACGCTCGTTCCCTGCCCCATTCAGGACGACTTCGCCGACAACATGGCGCCGGCGCAGACCGACAAGATCACGGTGGGCTCGACGGCCTTCTTCAACGAAATCCGGATCGACTATCCGGACGCCCGCGACGGGGTGGAATGCTCGCGCTATCTCGCCGCGCACATCCCGACCCTGCTCAACGCCCCGGAGAGCGCCTGGTATCGCGGGAACATGGCCCGGACGGCCTATTCCGACGCCCCGCCCAGCCCGAACAGCTATCCGATCGCTGCGGATCCGCAAGGCAACCTCTACTGGCATGAAAAGGGCCAGTCGGCGAACGGCGCTCCCCTCTCCTGGTTCATCGAGACGGCGGACAACTACCTCGACCCCGCCCTGACCATGCAGCTGCGAACCCTCTGGCCCGACTTCAAGGACCAGGTCGGCGCGGTGGAGGTGGCGGCGGTGACGCGGTTCTATCCGCAGGCCTCGGAGACCTCGACCTCCGGGCAGACCATGGCCCCCGGCCAGTCCAAGTCCGACCTTCGCGCGACGGGCCGCCTCGCCAAGCTGCGGTTCAGCGGCTCGGCCTCGCCCAGCTTCGTGAGGATGGGAAACCCCACCATCGACGTGACCCCGGCGGGGCAGCGTTGATCGGAGAATGGGTGCGGGTCCGCCGCTGGCTTCTGCCGGCGCTGACGGACGCGACTGAAGCGGAGGTGGTGGCCGAGCTTCTCACTGGCCGGGCCACGCTTTGGCCGGGGGAGAAGGCGGCTTTCGTCACGACCCTCGTGACCGACCCCGACCGGATGCACGTCTGGCTGGGCGGCGGGGACGGGGCCGAGATGCTGGCGATGATCCCCGGCATGGCCGCGTGGGGCCGGGCGCAGGGCGCGCGGTGGGCCACGGTGAACGGACGCAGGGGCTGGAAGCGCCGCCTGCGGGACTTCGGTTTCGAGCCCCGCAACGGGGAACTCTGGAAGGCGCTGTAGATGTCGAAGAAGACCAAGACCACTTCATCCTCGACGCAGACCCGGACGCCGAACAACCCCACGTGGGTGACGGAAGGTCTGGCGGGTGTTGGCGGGGCGCTTCAAGGGCTGATGGGGCGCGATCCGACCACGTTTGTGGCCGGGCCTTCGCAGCTGCAGACCAAGGCCTTCAAGAACGCCGGACGCCTCAATTCCAGCCCTTACTTCGGGCAGGCGGGCGGCATCTTCAATGAGGTGGCGGGCGCCGGAGCCAACACCTACGACGCGCAGGGCTACGACGCCACGGACGCCGGGTCGCAGGGCTATACCGCCTCCTCGCTTCTGGAGGGTCTGGACAAGTACAAGAGCCCGTATGAAGCCGATGTCGTCAATTCCGCGCTGGCGGACTTCGATTACGGCGCGGGCGCCACGCGAGCGCAGCAGGCGCTGGACGAGGCCCGCAGCGGGGCCTTCGGAGGATCTGGCGCGGCCATCACGCGCGCCCTGACGGAAAGCGACCTTGCGCGGGGCCGGGCCTCGACCTCTGCCCAGCTGCGGGACCAGATGTTCACCCGCGCAACGGGCCTGTCGGCGACGGACGCAGGCTTCCGCAACCAGGCGGCGGAGTTCGGCGCGGCTGCGGCCAATCAGGCTGCTCTTGCCAATGCTGCGGCGAGGAACCAGGCGGCGGCGTTCGGGGCACAGGCGCAGAACGAGGCGGGACGCTACAACGCCGGGGCGCAGGACTCCGCGCTTGCCCGGCAACTGGCGGCTGGCGGGGCGCTGGCCTCGCTTGGCGAGACGATGGGCGCAGATCAGCGGCAGAACATCGCCCTTCAGGGGGCTCTTGGCGCAGATCAGCAAGCGCTTAGTCAAGCCCGGGCGCAGGCCCCCCTGTCCGTCCTCCAGCAGATCGCCGCGACCTATGGCGGCATGCCCCTGAACCTGCTCTCCGGCGAGACGGTGACGGGGAACAGCACTTCGACCTCCCGGACCTCCGACCCGATGAGCGTTATCGGCACGCTCGGCAGCCTTGCGCTGGCTCCGTTCACCGGCGGCGGGTCTTTGATGGCGCTCGGGGCGACCGGCGGCGGCGGCTTTATGAAGGGCAGGTAGAGCATGGCAATCCTTGGCAAGATCGGACAGGCCCTCGGCCAGATGGGCCGTTTCTACACCTCGCCGGAAGGCATCCAGAACCTGCAAGCGACCTTTCAGGACATGGCGAACCCCGGCGGCGGGGCTTTCCAGTCTCTGCAGGAACGCCGCATGAGGCTGGCCCAGCAGCAGCAGCAGCAACAGGCGATCCAGGGCCTTCTCGCCCAGATCCAGCCCGACACCCAAACCCCGCAGGTCAACGAGCTGATCAGCGAGGCCAACCTGGCCGGGCGTGGTCGGTTTGATCCGATGGCCCAGATGCAGCCCAAGGCCCCGGCGTTCGACTTCACCAGCCCGCAGGGACAAGCGGCGCTGATGAACGCGCTGGGGGCGGGTGTGTCGTTGGACGGCATCAGCGGCCTGCGGGACTTCCTGAGCCCGAAAGCCCCCGAGCGAAAGCTGTTCAACACCCGCTCTGGCGTGGTCTCAATCGACCCGCAGACGGGCGAGGCGAGCGAGGTCTACTCCGACCGCTACGCCGAGGCTCTGACGCAACGGCAGATCGACGCACAAGACGCACTGGCCGAACAGCGCCGGGCTTCGGGCCGGGCCGCCGAAATCCGCGCCAACCGGCCGCCGGCGGCTGGGGCTGGCGGCGTGAGCGGAGATGCCCCGACAGCCCCCACTCCCACAGGTCGCAAGTTCTAGGAGGCGCACATCATGACCCGAGCGCAGCAGCGTTACGTTGTCGGAGCCGAGTACGACCTCGGCGGGGGAAACCTCGGCGTGTGGGACGGCAAGAACTTCGTCGCCACCGAGGAATATGTCACGCGCAAGGCCCGCGCCGGCGACCAACTCAAGGTCGCACAGATGCGGCTGGGGCAGGTGGACGCCGCCCGCAATTTCCTTGACGCCAACCCCGAAAAGGCGACGGGCTATTGGGCCGCCATGGACGCGGGCGAGATCAAGCCGCCCGGCATCATGTCGATCTGGCGCTCGCCGGATGGTCGCCCCGGAACGCCGGGATACACCCTCGACCGCAAGCTCCTTCCGCTCAGGTCCAACGTCTTCCGGACCGAGATGGAGACCCTCAAGGCGCAATCCCCCACGGGCGCGTCGGGCTTGGGCGCAGCGTCCGACGCCGAAGGGCGGCGGCTCGAAAGCGCCTTGGGCTCGCTCTATGTGGGGATGCAGCCCGAAGACCTGCGCGAAAATCTCGGGGTGGTGCGCGAGATCATGGCTCAACGGACCCCGGGCCTGACGCCGACCAATCCCCTTGACATGACATCTGGCCAGAGCCGGGACGCCGCCCCGCGCGGAGCCTTCTACCGCAGCCCGGACGGAGCGACCCGGAAGAACGTCAGCGGCGATGCGGGGAACGCGATTATCTGGACGCCTTCCGACGATCCGGAGAAGTCCCGGAAGGACGCCAAGCTGGCGTGGAACGACCGCTGGTATCAGCGGCGCGGGAACCTTGACGGGGCCGACGCGGCGTTCAGCAAGTGGTGGTCCAGCTATTCCGGCGGCGGCCAGAAGAAGCCCCCGCCCGTCCCTCCGCCGCCCCGCGCCAACAGTGGCTGGGGCAAGGCTACCCGCACCGACTGACAGGAGGGGCCATTGCCCACCTACTCGATCAAGGCCCCGGACGGCCGGACCTACACCATCCAAGGCCCGGCGGGGGCAACGGATGCGCAAATCCGAGCCGAGGTCCTGCGGCAGTTTCCCGACGCTGGCGGAAAGCCGGCCAAAGCCGCAAACCCGCAGCAGGAAGCCCTCGCCGACGCTCGCCGCCGCGCCACCTCTACGCCGGGCATCATCCGCTCCATTAGCCAAGGCGCCGGCTTCAACTTCGCGGACGACCTCGACGCCAACCTCGCTATGGCTGAAACCGCCGTGAACAACGCCCTTGGCGGCGCCCTGTTCGGCAAGAAGTCCTACACCCCGCAGCAGGCGAAGGCGGCTGTCCTTCAAGCGGAGCGCGAGGCCAGCCAAGGCTATGCACGAAGCAACCCGGTAGCCTCCGGAACGGGAACCGTGGTCGGCGCAATCGCTTCCCCGGTGAACAAGGTTCTTGGGCCGCTGGCAATCGCCAAGCCCGGAGCCGGAATGGGCGCGCAGATGCTGCGGGCCGGTACGGCCGGCTCGGCGGCGGGGGGTCTTGCCGGCGCCGGAGACCAGGGCGTCGAGGGCATTCTTCCCGGCGCAGCCTTTGGCTTCGGCGTGGGCGCCGCAGTGCCGCCCGCGTTCAGGGCAGTGTCCGGGGCTGTGCAGCCAATGGTGCAGGCCGTAGCGAACCGGGTTCCGGAGAACATTCGGAACGCCGTGACGGCGGGCGTCAACGCCATGGGCGTCAGCGCAGCAGAGAGGACCGGACTGCCCCCACCTCCACCCCGCGCCAATCCCGCAGAAGTGAAGGTCGCCCGTGCGCTTGATCGCGCCATTCAGCGGGACGTGCGCGCCGGGGTCCAGTTCAAGCCGGGCCAGAACCCGCTCTACCAAGGCGGGGACAACCTGTTCGGCGTCTACGAGGCCGCCGCAGCGTCTCCTGGGGCCGCTCAGACGGCGGTGCGTCGGGCGGTGGACGCCAACAGGGCGCAAACGGCCAAGGCCGTGGCGCAGGACGTGCAAAGCGCCCTCGGGGCCAAGGGTGACTTCTTCTCCTACCAGAACAACCTCATCACCACCCAGCGCGACAACGCGCGCTCCGGCATGGAGAAGCTGGGCGAGCATCTAGTCACTCTGGACGAAAACTCCATCCTCGCCCTGCGATCCGACCGCGCCCGCAGCGCCCTTCAGGACGCCGCCGAAAACATGAGGGCCAACACAGACCCGGCCATTCGCAACCAGGCCGGCGACCTCATGCGCGTTCTGGATCAGGTGCTGGACAAGCCCTCGGGCGTCACCCTGCGGGTCCGCGATGCGCAGAACATTTCCGAGAAGCTGCTGAAGGGGGCGGATCGGGCGTTCCGCAACGGGGACGGAGACACCGGCGTTGCCCTGAAAGACCTTGGCCGGGCCATCCGCGACAACGCCCGCGATCCCAACCGCGGCGGCTTCGCCGACTACGACGCCTGGCTGAAGCAATACGGCCTCGACGCCGACAACAAGTCGGCTCTGGAAATGGGCAAGAACGTCCTCAACAACAGCGTCTGGCCCGAGGAGGTGCAGCAGGAACTGGCGGCCATGGACCCGGCGGCCATGCTTCACTACCGCAAGGGCGTGGCCGAGGCGCTGTTTAAGCAGGTCAAGAGCGCAAAGGGTGACATCTCGGTCATGCGCCGGCTCACCGAGGACCAGAACCTTGGCGAGAAAATCGCCTTGGCTTTCCCGGACGACGCCAGCTTCGCGGCCTTTGTGAAGTCCGCCGCCACGCGGGTGAAGGCGGCCGAGCGAAACAACGCCATCACCGCCCAATCGCGCACGGCGCCCAAGACCGCCGCGATGAAGGACCTTAGCGACCCGCAGGACCCGATTGAGGCCGGTGTCGACGAGGCCGTCAACGCACTTTCGTCCCCGCAGAGCGTCCCCGGTCGGCTGGCGCGCGGTCTGTCCAAGGTCATCCCCAAGCGCACGGGCGTCCTGAACGACGAGGAAGCCAACGCGATCCTCGGTCAGACGGCCATAAACCCGGACGAGATCACGAGGCTCCTGAACGTGCTGCAGGCCACCCGCGCACAAAACGCCATTCGTCAGTCGCAGGCGGCTCGCGCCGCTGTCCCGCTGGCCTCAACAATCCGGTTCTAGAAAATCTTGAACCAGAGGTTGTAGAGCCAATTCCAGACCCGGCCGGCCACGACCAGAATGGCAATCATGATCCCCTTGCCAACCAGGTTGGTCAGGATCTCGGTGAACTGATCCGCTGAGCCTGCGGGCTGGGCGGACGGGTCATGCACGACATCGGCGTGAACGTCGAGGATCGGCGGAACGTCTTTTTCCATCCCTCCACCCTACCACGGACCCCGCCATGCCGGAAACCCCGCCGCGTCGGCGCACTCGCGCTGTCAACCAGCCCGAGGGCAAGACCCACGACGAGATTTATCAGCTTATCGAGCAGTCCGCGTCCAAGGCCGAACAGGCTTGGCAGGCGACGGCGAAGATTGAGGAAATGCTGACCGGCCTCACCAAGGCCATCGGCTCGGAAAGCCAGGACGAATACGGCCAGCCCGTAGGCACTGGCATCGTCGGGCGCTTGATGCGTCTGGAGCGCGACGTCCAGCGGCGGTTCGCCACATGGGACGGGTGGGTGAAGACGGCGACCGGCGCGGCCATGGCGGCGACCTTGCTGGGCGGGGTTCTGTGGTGGCTGACCGGCGACCGGCTAGCCCTGCTGCTCAAGTGAAGGCCGCTATCCTCGCCCTCCAGTCCGCCGCCCTCTGCGCGGTCCGGAAGTGGTGGCGGCCTCTGGTCCAGCTCGGCATCGGCGGAAGCCTGATCGTCAACGGCATCGCCGTCCCTCTCATCACCCGCACCTATCCCGACCTTACAGGCCTCGCCGCCTGCATCGCCGCAGCGGCTCCGTTCGCGGCCATCCGGGCATGGGAGAAAGCCAAAGGAACCACGGCCAATGACTGACACCCCCGTCTGGCACTCGGTCGCCAAGGCTCAGATCGGAACCCGCGAAATTCCGGGGGCCAGGTCCAACCCCAAGATCATCGAGTGGGCCGGCAAGGTCGGGCGCCGGCTGGGCATCGCCTACACCGACGACGCGACCCCGTGGTGTGGGCTCTTCGTGGCCTACTGCATGACCGCCGCCGGCCAGACCCCGCCGCAGATCGCGGTGAGGGCCAAGGCGTGGGCCGACTGGGGCCAGCCGGTGGAGCCGACCCTTGGCGCGGTTCTGGTCTTCGAGCGGCCCGGCGGGGGCCATGTCGGCTTCTATGCGGGCGAGACAGCAACGAACTATCGCGTCCTCGGTGGCAATCAGGGTGATGCGGTGAACTACGCCTGGATTGCGAAAAGCCGCTGCATCGCCACCCGCTGGCCTCCCGGCGTTCCCCTGCCGCCCAAGGCCGTGCGCGTGGTCGGCTTCCCGGAGCCCAAGACCGTCAGCACGAACGAGGCCTGACATGTGGTGGATGAGCCCCCGACTTTGGGCCGCGGGGGCGCTCGCCCTCCTGCTGGCCTTCGCCTCCCTCCAGACCGTGCGGGTCGGTCGCCTCAAGGCTGACCTCGACATGGCCGAAAAGAGCGCCGCTGAGGCCCGTTCCGCCCTCGCATGGCAGGAAGCCCGCGCAAGGACGTGCGAGGCCGCCCTGAGCCGCCAGAAAGCCGCCGTGGACGCGCTGGAGGCTGCGGGCCGCGTGAAGCTCGCCCAAGCCGACAAGGCCGCCGCCGATGCCCGCGCCGTCGCCGCCTCCGCTCGCAAACAGGCTGACGCCCTCCTGACCGCCCGCCTCAACGGCGCGAACGCCTGCGAGCGGGCCGAGGACGTGCGCCGGCGCTTTGAGGAGACCGTGCCGTGAAAGTTTACGCTGCCATTCTTTCTGCAGGAAGCCTCGCCGCCTGCGCCACGACCGACACGCCCCCGCCGATTGAAATCAAAGTGCCGGTCCCGGTTCCGTGCGTCTCGGCGGACTTCCCCAAGCCTCCGACCTATCCCGACACCCGCGAGGCCCTGCGCCAAGCCCCCGACCAGGCCGAGTTCACCCGGCTGCTGGCGGCCGGCTGGCCCCTGCGAGAAGCCCGTCTCAAGGCCCTGGAGGCCGCAATCGAGCCCTGCCGGAAGACCTCCCCGTAAACAGCCAACGGAGGGCACATGCCCCGCCGCTCGACTGACGAAGAGTTCATCGCCGCGTGGGAAACCGCGCGTGGATCTGTTGCCGCGGCCGCCCGCATCCTCGGGGTCACCGAGCGTAGCGTCTATGACCGCCGGCGGGCCATGAGCCAGCGGGGCCTCCTGCTGGAGACGAACCCGGTTCGCGAGTCGGCGACCATCTACACCCAGGCCTGGTCCTACACCCGCGAGCGTCAGGCGACGGTGGAGAACGGCCACGTTGTCACCTTCTCCGACGCCCACTTCTGGCCGGGCTCGCGGACGGTGGCGAACGAGGCGCTGCTGAAACTGATCAAGCGTTTGAAGCCCGCCCGGATCATCGCCAACGGCGACATCTTCGACGGCGCCCGGATCAGCCGGCACGACCCTCACGGCTGGGGCCAGCCTCCTTCGGTGAAGGAAGAGCTGGACGCCTGCCTTGAGCGGATGCATGAGATCGCCCTCGCCGCCAGGCGGGGGACGCCGCTTGACTGGAATATCGGCAACCACGACCAGCGGTTTGACCGCGCCCTCGCCATCAACGCCGGGCAGTATGACGGCGTCCTGGAGCGGCTTGCTGACAAGTTCCCCGAATGGGAAATGGCTTGGTCTATCCGCCTGAACGGCTCGGTGATGGTGAAGCACCGGCAGGCCAACGGCATCCACGCCACTTACAACAACACCCTGAAAGGCGGCTTGACGATGGTCACGGGCCACCTTCACCGGCTCGCCATCACGCCCTGGGCCGATTACACCGGGCGTCGGTGGGGCGTCGACACCGGCACTCTGGCCGATCCGCTCGGTCCGCAGTTCGAGTATCTGGAGAACAACGCGACCCCCTGGTGTTCAGGGTTCGCGGTCCTGACGTTCAAGGACGGTCGCCTCCTGCCGCCTGAACTGTGCGAGGTCATCGACGGCGTAGCCTATTTCCGGGGCGAGGCCGTATAAAAAGGGAATTATATAGTTCACTCCCCTTCCTCACGTTTCGCCTTCCTTTCCGCCTTTTCGATTTGCTTCCGCATCTTGGTCGCTGCGGCGCCCTTTTCCTTGGGCCGATAGCCGAGAACGCGGGTGGTGATTGCGTCGAGAGCCTTCAGGATTTCGGTCATGCGATCAGGGCCTTGTAGGTGAGGCGTTTGCCGGTGGAGGCGAACAGGAGGGACGAGATGCGGTCCAGCGTGTGTCGGGCAACATCGCCGTCATTGAGGCGGAACGTGAACTCGCTGACGTAGCGGTCCAGATGCTTCGGACTGGCGTGGTGATAGACACCATGGATGCCGCGCTTCATGACGGCCCACACGCTCTCGATGGAGTTGGTGTGAACGCCGTCGCGGACGTATTCGCCCGAGCCGTGGTTGATGCTCTCATGGGTGTAGAACAGCCCGTCGAGCCCGAGATATCCGCCATGCTCATCCGTGTGGAGCGTCGAGCCGGGTTCAACGTGGCCGTGAACGGCCCGGTGAAGGGTGTTGGCGGACGTGTTGGCGATCACGCCAGCCTTGGTCCTCCCGCCGCGCTCACGCATCCCCAGCACGGCAGTCTTGCCGACCGCGCCGCGACCGGCGTTGAGCTTCTTGCCCTTGTGCTTGTTGGCTTCCTTGCCACCGACATACATCTCGTCGATTTCGACGATGCCGCTCAGGACGCTGGGGTCATTGCCGCAGGCTTCGCGGAGCCGCTGAAGCATGAACCACGCGGATTTCTGCGTGACCCCGATTTGCTTCGCCAGTTGCATCGAAGAGATGCCCTTGCGGGACGTGACGAGCAGATACATGGCGTAGAGCCACTTGTGCAGCGGGATATGGCTGCGCTCGAAGATGGTCGCGGTGCGAACGGTGAAGTCCGTCTTGCAGGCATTGCAGCGGTAGAAGCCGCCCTTGCGCGTGGTGATCCGCTTGGCCTCGTCGCAGGCCGGGCAGACGGCGCCGTCAGGCCACCGCTTACCCTCCATGTAGACCCGCGCGGCTTCCGCGTCGGGGAACATCTGGAAAAGCTCGAACGTGGAGATCGTGGACTTGCTCATTGCCCATGCATCTTCTGTTCGAGGAAGAAAAGGCTGTTCTGGATGCCTTGAGAGGCATCGCCGCCGTCCATGGCATCTGCGATGCGCTTAAGGCTGACGGCGATTGAGGTAAGCGCGGCATCCGAGATACACGTGGTGACAGTCTTCGCCTCGCGCTCGAACCGACCGTCCAATTCGTGCGGCTTGCTGAGCATGTCGGACAGCGGATCGGGATGAGGGCCGCTCACAGGTCATACTCCGAAGTCACGCCGGTTAGCGAGAACTCGCGCTCCAAGTGATGTAGTTCGGCCTTCAAATCCTCGATGTCGTCGAGGGTGTATGAAGGGTCACCTCGCGCCTCGTCCAGATGGACGCGAGCGGCCTCGATCTCCAAGGCGAGGGCGCGAGCGCGGCGGTAGTTGGGGCGAAGAACGCTATGCATGTCGGGCTCCTTTCAGGAGGTCATAGAGGCGGGGAGTTCGCGAGAGGCGAAGCCGAAGAACCGGGCGCGCTCATGTTGAGACCGCCAGTCATCGTAGGCGGCCCATTCAAGCGAGCCATCCGCCATGTAGCGGAAGACGCGACGGGTTAGGCCCTTGCGAAGCACAGGCTCAACCATGACGGTTGAGCCATTGGGGCCGATTTCAAGCGTGACGGCCATTAGACCGCCTCCGCCCAGACGGCGGTCACGTTGTGACCAAATTCGCGGCCTTCGCGCCAAGCGCGAGCGATGCCAGATGCCTCGTCCCGGCACCACGTGAAAGCCTGAAACTCGGCGCCTTCAGCGGTGCGAACGAAGATGCGGAACGTCGGAGCCATGAAACCCTCCCGGGGCTGATGGGCGAAATTGCCCGTGGCTTGGTTGCTCATCGCTATCTCCTTGTGAGCGTTCGTCTTATCCGCTCCATAAGTAGATATCTACCCCGGAATTATCGGGGAGTCAAATATATAATTCCCTATAAAAAAACCCCCCGCCGAGGCGAGGGGCTGCGGAATGATTTGGAGATCAGATTCCGCAACCCTTCTAACCCGGCGCGCCACCAAACACAACCGCCTTACTGTATCACCGCCACGAACGCGCCGATGATGAACGCCACGGCGAGAGCGCCCAGCACAAGGGCCAGCCAGTCCGGGCAATCGCCCTTGGCGCTGTAGGGCTGCGGACGAGGCGAAGCGGCGGCGATGAAGTCGCGGGGCTGGCGGCGGGGCTGGTGGTCGGTGAGCAACTGGATCAGGCCGCGTATGGCTGACCGGGCGGCGGGGCGATGGTCAGTCATCCCAACACCCCTTTGTTCTTAGCCAAGGCTAGAAGGGCTCGCCGCCCGCGATCTCTCTGCACCTCGGGCGACTGCGGATCATACTGGAGGGCAAAGCCGCTGGACGGTGATTGCCAGTTCTTGCTGTCGGCGTAGAACTCCAGCGCCGCCTCCAGCAGCCGGATCATGTCTTCGAGGTGCTTGATTGTGTCTTCGAGGTGCTTGATTGTGTCCTGTGGGGTCATGGTCATTGGTCGGCCTCCTTCAGCAGAGCGCGGGCCTCAGACAGCGCCGCTCGGTAATCTTCCAGCATTATTTCAAACATTTTATCTGATGCCGCAGCCTTCCTCCCGCCGTTCTCCAGCAAAGAAATCGCGGCGGCGAGACTAGCGCCGGTTTTAATCAAAGCCCGCTCCAGTTGCTTGATGCGTTCAGATTCAGTCATTGATCGGACTCCTTCAGCAGATCTACCTCGTATTTGGCGAGGGCGACGATGCGCATGTCTGCTCTTGGATCCCTTATATAATTCACCAACACCTTAGCCCGCTCCTGCTCCCTCTCTCGGGCCATGCGGGCGCCGGCGAGGTAGGCTTGGGCTCCCTCCGAGAGGTCAAAATGACCTTGCCGATGGAGGGTTGCTCCGCCCGTCCACCCATCCGCCTCGCTGTCAGCCGCGCCCCACTCCCTGAACGCCAGAATGTCCGGGTCCACAGGCTCAGGCGGGGTCCAGTTTTCGCGCACGACCTCAATGACGTAGTCCTGCACAGGAAGCCTCTGCTCGATTGGAACGGCCTCCCGCCTGCGGACGGCCTCCCTGAAAATCTGGTCATTGGTCGGGGTCATCGTTCAGTCTCCTCGTTCAGCGTAAACGTGCGGTTGCCGAGAGTGACCCTGACTTGGCGCATGTGGCACCCGGACAGGTAGACCCCGAACAGGTCTTCCCAGCGCATGTCGGCCCCGCGCAGGTCGCACCCGCGCAGATCGCACCCGGTCAGGTCGGCGCCGTATAAATTGGCCCGGCGCAGGTCGGCCTCGCGCAGGTAGGCCCCGTACAGGTCGGCCTCGAACAGGTTGGCTCCGGGCCAGACCACCCGGCCCCCGTTGATCCAAGCGTTGACGGCGAGGCTGGCTATGGTGTCGTTGCGGGTCATCGTGCAGTCTCCTTGGCGATCCGCTTCATCTCGATCCGCAGCGCCGCCATCTGCCCGCGCAGGCGCTCGGCGGCTTGTTCGGCCCGCGCCAGGGCCTCCGGCGTCGTCCAGTCGCCTCCAAGGGCTCGGCGGACGGTGGACATCTCAGCCGCGACCGTGTCGGCAAGGGCTCGGGTGGGGGTGGGAATGGTGAGGTAGGTCATGCGGCCTCCTTCAGGGCTTGGGGCATCCACTGGTCAGCCATCGCGGCGGCAATGCCGGGGAAGAACCGGCTGCGCTCTTTCCAGCGATCGGGGCGAGGCGGCAGGCGGTGGACGCGCTGCTCGCGCCCGTCGACCACGGTGGTGGGGATCAGGGGCGGCAGGTTCTTGAGCCAGAGGCAGGTGCGCTTGCACTCGCCATGCCCGAACTGCCACGGCTGGATCGACTGCGCCGGGTCGCGGTAGCCCTCGATCAGGGCCTTCGCGTGTCGGTGCATGATGGGGTTTTCAACCGCGATGCGATCAATCGGCGCGTTCCAGAAAGCCGAGAACAGGGCCGCGCCTTCCTGCAGCTCGCGCTGCATCTGGTCGGCGGACTTGCCCGGGGGCGGCGTCGAGAGCCAGCGGACGCCGGAGTTGCAAAGCCGAGTGCAAGGCGGATGGGCGACCATCAGCAGGTCCCAGCCGTCGTTCAGCAGGTCGCGGGCGTCACCGACAATGTGCCGGTTAGACCCGTCTTCGGAGGGCAGCAGGTCGCAGGACCAGGCGTCCGCCCCACGGTCTAGGAAGGCGTTGCGGACCACACCGCTATATTCGCAGGCGACAAGGACCCTCACGCCGCCCTCCTGAAACGTTCAGCTTCCAACTCGGCGCGGATCTCCGCTTCGGTGAGCCCGTCGCCCACCCATGCCAGCGGCTGGGCGGACTTCATGCCCTCGACCCGTCCGATGATCTGGACGCAGCCTCCGATGACCTCGACGGCCAAGGCGGTTGGCGGGCGCTCAAGCCTATCGACCAAGGCGCGGACGGCCTGGCCGGGCTCCACGGCGTAGAGGGACAGGACCCGGCGTTCGGCCCGGATCGGCAGGGCGCTGCAGCCGGGGGCATAGGGGGTGAGGGTGATGTGGACGTCGCGGCGGGTCACGGCGTGAGCCTCCTGACTGTGCCGTCAAAGCGGCGGGAATGGGTGAAGCCGCGGCTCTTGAGGCGGGACGGTTTCGGCCCCTCCGTCTCGCGGCGGATGATGCGTTCGGTCTTGGCGATGGCCTTCACGTCGCCCCGCGTCTTGGCCTTGTGGCAGTCGACGCAGATCGGGACCCAGTTCCCCGGATCGTGGCGGCCGCCGAGGGCCAGGGGGATGACGTGGTCGATGTGCCATGCGCCCGACAGGGCCGTTTCGCAGGCGCTACAGGCCCCGGACCATGCCTCGGCTACCTTCCGGCGTTGTGCAGCGGTAAAGCCCTTGCGCGGCGTCTTATCGGGCCGGATTTGGCCGATGGCGGCGCGGAGGCTGGCGAGGGTGGTGCGCTTTTCCTCGGGGGTCATTCGCCGCCCTCGATTGCGTCTCGCTGGTCTCGGTAGAGTTCAGCCTGCTCGCGAAGGTTCGCAATGCGCGCTTGAATGCGGTTGATGTCGCCATCAAATTGGTTTCGCGCCGCAAAGGTTGCGCCCCTGTAAAAGTCGTCCAGGGTCTTCAGAATGCCGGGCAGGACCGCCGCCCTGACCTCCTTGAGCGGTCCCAATTCGCGCTTCAGCGCATCAATCTGCTGGTCCGCCGCGTCGATGGCTTGGCTTAAGTGCTTGCGCAGAAGGTCTGCCTCCCGGCGCTGGCGCGTCTGGCGCTTCTCGGCGGGGGTCATCCGGCCACCGGGGAGGGGTTCTTAGCCACCTCCCCGGCCCTGCGGGTGAACGTGATGCGGGGCTCGGGCTGCTCAAGGTGGACGGGGGAGCCCGCGTTCAGGTCGGTGAGGGCCTCCCGGCCATTCGACGTGATCTGGTGGATCCGCAGGAGGCCCGACCGGCGCACAAGCCCGGCGTCAATCATGGACACCAGCAGGAAGTGCGCCCGCTTGCGCCGGCCATAGGACCCGCACGGCGCCACGAGGGCGACGAGCTCCTCCGGAGGAAGCGGCCCGTCCGCGAGGGCGCGCAGGACCTGGTGGCCGCGACCGTTGACGGAGAAGGTCATGCGGCCACCCGCTCGGGCTCTGCGAAGGTGACGCCCTCGCGGGCTCCGAAAGCCGCGATGAGGTCCATCAGGTCGGCCATCTCACCAACCGACAGGCTGGACGAGGACCGGCCCAACTGGACAAAGCCCGTGCCGTCGAGGTTCCTGACCATGCGCAATTCAGCCTTCAGCGCGGACAGAAACACAACCTTCCAGTCGTCTGGTGATAGCTTCTGCCCATGCCACTTCACCTGACGCGCCACCTCGGTCAGCATCGCCCACATCCGCGCGTTCTGGTCCGTGGTCCGCTTGGCCTCCTGAAAGGTGACGCGGGTTCCCCAAGGGGCCTTCGCGGCCCACGCCTGAACGCGCTCGCGGTCGGAGGCGCGGTTGAGGATGACGAGGGCGCGGCTCACGCGGCCCTCCCGACAGCACCCGCGAAGGCGGCGTCCATGTCATCCTCGGGCTGGGCCTTGCCGAACAGTTCATCCCGGCGCAGGTGGAGGCGGTCGCGGATCGGGTCGAGCCATGACAGGGGCAGGTCGCTCGTGTAGCGGTCGAAGTTGGCCAGCCAGTCGGCAAGCCCGTCCTTCGTCAGCCGGTCAACCTCGGCCATGATGCGTTCGTGGTCGCCGTCGCGCTTGGCCTGAGCGGAGGACTTGCGCTGCGGCCCGGCGGTGAAGTCGCCCTCAATCGCGGGCTCGACCGTTACAGCCTCGACCCGGACCGGCGCGGGCTCGACGTGGACAATGTCCTGAACCTCCTCGGGGACATACATGCCCGAGGTGGCGCCGGGGCAGACGGTGCGGACGCCCTCGCTGACGGCGCGGGACCGCAGCATCTGCCGGGGATACTTCTTCCACATCGGGTTGCTGATCCCGGCGGCTTGGGCGCGCTTAAGCGTCCAGTCGATCCGAGCCGATCCGCCCGCAGGATGCGAGAAGGTGGCGTCAGCCTTCTCATCGTTCAGTGTGTGCCATTCGACCTTGCCGCCAGCGGACAGGAAGTCCCGCAGCATGGCGTCGGCCTTCTTCGCCGGGCGGCCCTGAATGATGTTGTAGTCCTGCGCCGCGCTGGCGGGGTGCCGGCCTTCGGCTTGGGCGACCAGCATCAGGGCGAGGGCCTGCTCGACGTTCTGGACGCCGAACAGCTTAGAGCCGGCAAAGGCCTTCGCCATGCGCTCCATGTCGGTGACGGGGTGGACGGTAAGGGTGGTAACGGCGGTCATGCTGCCTTCTCCTGAAGGGATGAAACGGCCTCGAATGGCCAGTTAAAGTGGACGTGGCGCCAGCTTTCGCCGCGCGCGATCCGGTTGATCGTCATGGGGCTCACGCCGTAGGCGCGGCGGATTTGAGGCTGGGTGAAGCTGCCGTTGCGAAGCATGTGGCGGATCGCCCACACGTCATCTTCGGTCAGCGCCGCCTGCGGGTTCTTGCTGCCCAGCTGCGGTGCCGGGGGCCGGTTGCGCCCCTTGGCGACCATGTCCGCGATGTTCTCGCGCTGAGTGCCCAGCCAAAGGTGCGCGGGGTTAACGCAAGCCGGGGTGTCGCAGCGGTGACAGACTTTGACATCCCTATCCGGCATGAAGCCGTGATGCAGGGCCCAAGACACCCGGTGAGCCTTTTGATAGCGGCCGTCATGCTTGATGACGCCGTATCCACCAGCGCTAGGGGCGCCAGTCCAAAGCCAGCAGCCGGTGTTCGGCTCAAACTCGACACGGGCCAGGAACGTCTCAAACACGGGTCAGGTTCCTGAGTTGGAAGGCAGCGCGGCGGGCGGCTTTGAGCGCTGCCCACGCCTCGTCGATGGTGGGAAAGGTGGCGATGACCTCGTCGGCTTCCGGGGACCAGAAGCGGAGGGCGTAGCCGTTGAGGTGAGGGGTGAGGCGGAGGTCCATCAATTGGCCTCCGCCATGCGCTTGGCGCGAGCGGCCAACGCCTCAGTCTCAGCGCGGATGTAGGCGTTCATGCAGCGGAACAGCAGGCCAGCCGGGCCGTCGAGGTTCTCGCCGATCATGTCGGTGGCGTACTCAACCGCCTCGTTGATCTCGTCTCGACCGAAGCAGGCGCCGTCGGCGCGCTCCATGTACCGACCGAGGTTCTCAACGATGCAGGCGCGGATGGCGGTCAGGGCCTCGTGGGCGTAACCGGCGTCATACTCCGCGCTGTAGCGGGTGAACTCGTGGGCCTCGCTGGCGGCCTCGTAGTAGTCGGCGACCGCTTCGTCGTAGGTGATGGGGGTCATCTGTGTTCTCCGTCGCGCTGTGGCGATAACGAACCATCCCACGCGCCCCGGATGACGTCAACAAAAAATCGCACATCGAGAAAAAAAGATTGCGCGTCCCATCGCGGCATGGGATGGTGGGGCCATGAAGAAACGCAACATATCCGACCTTCGGGTCAAACACCTTCATGCCGACCTGGGAATGGCGGTGGGCCATGCCTCCGAAATTCTCACCGGCAAGAAGTCGCCATCGCTCCGTCTGGCCGTCAGGCTGGAGGATGCTTACGGAATTAAGCCTCGGGCATGGTTGGAAAACCTGCGCGAGCGGAACTAGGGCCGCGAATCCTTTCGAGTGGACAGCCGGACGCCTCTCAGAGAGGCCTATCCTGCGCGCAAGCGTTAACACGGTCGCGGCTCTGCATTGCCCGTGAAGGTTAGGAAGTCCGGCGCTTAATTCTAACCGGAGACACGTATGCACATCCTTCACAAATCCATCGCCCGCATCAAGGCGAAGTGGGCATGGGAACGCGCCCAGGCCGACTTTGACCGGAGGCTTTACGAGGCCCGCCGCGCGCACAAGCCGACGCGCCACATTGAGGCCGAACGCCGGGCGTTCACCCATGCCGCGCTAAAGGCGCAGGTGGGCCGGTGATCTCGCTTCGTGTCGGTGACTGCCTCCAGACCCTACGCTCCCTTCCGAGTGAAAGCGTCAACACCTGCGTCACCTCGCCGCCTTATTTCGGCCTGCGCGATTACGGGCATGACGGACAGATTGGGCTGGAGGCCACGCCTGACGAGTTCGTCGCCAAACTGGTCGCGGTGTTCCGCGAGGTCCGCCGCGTCCTGCGGGATGACGGCACCCTCTGGCTGAACCTGGGGGATAGCTACGGCTCGGCCAAGAACCTGTTGGGCATCCCTTGGCGCGTCGCCCTTGCCCTACAGGCGGACGGCTGGACCCTTCGGCAAGACGTCATCTGGCACAAGCTGAACCCGATGCCCGAGTCCGTAAAGGACCGCTGCACCAAGGCGCATGAGTATATCTTCCTGCTGTCGAAGGGGCCTCGCTACTACTTCGACAACGAGGCGATGCAGGAAGACGCCATTTATGGCGCGCGCGGTTCGGAGCTCCATACCGGCAAGACCGGTGCCCATCAGATGGGGCGGTCTAGCGCGGGCCCTCGCCAGTCTAAAGTCCGCGGCGAGTTCAATGGCAAGACAAATGCGGTGCCGGGGCGGGAAGCCTTTAGAGCGATCCGGGACACCCGCAACCGCCGCAGCGTCTGGACCGTGGCGACCAAGCCCTTTAAAGGCGCCCACTTCGCCACATTCCCGCCCGACCTCATAGAGCCCTGCATCCTGGCCGGGAGCCCGCGAGGGGGCGTTGTGCTGGACCCCTTCGGTGGGTCAGGCACGACCGGACTGGTGGCCGACCGCCACGGTCGAGACGCCATCCTCTGCGAGCTAAACCCGGCCTATGCCGAGATGGCGGCCGCCAGGATTGCGGAAGACGGGGCGCTGTTTGGCCGCGTCGAGTGTGCAGCATGATCCGTTCCCTCCTGTCTCGCCTGCGCCGCCAGCCCTCGGCCTTTGACGCCAAGCTGGCCGAGTTCGACCGCCGGATCGCGGAGGCCCGCGCCAAGCATAGGGCCGTGCGCCACATCGAGGCCGAGCGGCAGGCGTTCGTTCACGACTGCCTGCGGGGCGTCCGGTGATCGAGCTGACCCTGCCCTATCCGCCCTCGGTCAACCGCACCCTGCGGGCGGTGAACGGCCGGGTGATCCTGTCCAAGCGGTATCGGGACTGGATCCTCGCCGCCGGCCGCGCCGTCGCGGCGCAACTGCCGACGCAGGCCCCGATCCAAGATTACCGCCTCTGGATCGACGCCACGCCGCCCGACCGGCGGGCCCGCGACTTGGACAACCTGATCAAGCCGACCTCCGACCTGTTGAAGCGGGCCGGGGTCATCCAGGACGACAGCAAGGCGAGAGCCATCGTCGCCATGTGGGCCGTCGAACCGCCGGTCAAACCCGGCCATCTGAGAGTGAGGATCTACAATGCCCGCAGCACGGAAGTGGACTGACGAACAGGACGCCGAGCTTCGCGCCCTGCGCGACGCCGGAAAGCCCCGCTGGCAGATCGCCTTTACCCTGGGCGTTTCGCAGAAGTCGGTGGCGAGGCGGCTTGCCCGCATCGATATGCATCTGCGCCCGTGGACCCTGCCAGACGAAATGACCCTGATGCGGCGCGCCGCCGAGGGCGCCAGCTTCGCCGAGATCGCCAGAGAGCTGGTCCGCACTCCGAACGCCGTCAGCAACAAGTGGGCTTCGCTGATGGGTACGGCCGTGTACCCGGGGCGTCGCTCGCCGGTCAGCACCCGCGAGCGGATTCCCCGTGACGTGAAGGCCGAGAACACCGCCGAGGCCTGCGAGAAGCATCTGCAGGCCATCCTCGCCGCCAACCCCAACGGGTTCATGGCCTGGTCGGAGAAGCGCGTCGGTGTGCGCGGTGTCGCTCCGTGCGCGCCGGCCTTCTATCCGATGAAGGAGGCGGCATGAGCGGCGAGCCCTCCTTTCACCTGACGGCCCCGGATGTCGTCCGCCGCGTCATCCGCGAGGCTGCGCAGGCGCATGGCGTGAAGCCTGCCGAGATCGTGACCGGCGGGCCTTCGCGTCGACTGGTCCGCCCGCGCCATATGGTGGCCGCAACCCTGTACGAAATGCGCCACCCCTGCGGAAAGCGGAAGTTTTCCCTGCCCCAGATCGGCGCATGGCTGGGCGGTCGGCATCACACCACGATCCTTCACGCCGTCCGGGCGCATGAGAAGCGCATGGGGGGCAACCCATGAGCGCGCCGCCGTTCATGCCCCTCTATGTCGCGGAATACCGCGCCGACACCGGCCACCTCGGCACGGTGGAGCATGGCGCCTACCTCCTGCTGCTCATGGCCATGTGGCGGGCCAACGGCAAGCTGCCCGCCGACGATGAGCGCCTGTCCCGCCTAACGCTGCTGTCTGCCGACGAATGGGCGAAGGTCAAGCCGGTCGTCCTCGAGTTCTTCACCCGGCGCGGCGGCGTCCTGACCCACAAGCGGGTGGCCGTCGAACTGAAGCGCTACACCGACCGGGTTGAGCAACGGAAACGTGCGGCCCAGAGCGGGGCAAAAAAGGCCATGAAAGCGAGTGCGGGCGAAAACATCAACGAAAACAACGAAAATACACCCAATCTCGCTATAGCGAAAACGGAGCATTTGCTCCGGAACCAGAACCAGAACCAGAACCAGAAAGATAAAGATATAGGTGGTGAAGGTTTAGGCGCGCGGGGGCGCGAAGATGTTTCCCCTCGAAATGAAGCCCTTGAACCTCCGACCGACTGGCCTGCCGTCGGCGAGAACCTCGCGGTGCTTGCCGCCCGTGAGGTCAACAGCGCCATGCTTGACCCGGCGCGAACGCCAGGCCTGGTGACGACTGCCGCGCGCATGGCGGCATGGAAGCGGGCGGGGGCCAGCTGGCGGGAGGATGTCATCCCGGCCCTGCGGGTGCTGACCGCCGCAGCGACCGAGCCGATCAAGAGCTGGGCTTACTTCGACGGCGCGATTGCCCGCAGCGTTTCGGCGCGGTCCCGACCGCTGGAGGTCGGCGAGGCCATCGCGGGCCGGGGCGTGGTGGTCTCGCTGGGCGACCGGATCGCCGAGGAACACGCCAGGGCGAACGACCTGGCCAAGCAAAAGCTCGAACGGATGGGGATTGCCTGGGATGGCTAAGGCGAACGAGATCAGTGAGGCGCTGGCGGCTTTGGCCGTGCATTGCCGCCCGGCGGCGATGAGCCCGGATGAGCGGGCCATGTGGGTGGCCGGATGGGTCGAGGACCTGCGGGAGTACCCGATTGAGGCCATCCTGACGGCCTGCCGCCGCTGGCGGCTGGGGCAGGACCGGAGGTTCCCGACGCCCGGCCAACTGGAGCCGTTGGTGCGGGATGCGGTCAAGCCGGAGGTCCGGGGAGACGCCTTGGCCTATGAGCCCTGGAGACCCCTGACGCAAGGCGAGTTCGACGGCCTGACCCTGCGCGAGAAGGCCCGTCACCTGCGGATCGAGGCCATGGAGCAGCGGAAGGCCGCAGGACCGCAGACGCGCGAGCCTAGCGAGATGCCCGACATCTGGTTCCGGCGCCGGGAGCAGGCGGACAGCCTTGAGGCCGAGGCCGCGAGGTTGGAGCAGATCGCCCGGACAGCGGCGCGGAGCGCGCTGGAGGTGGTGAAGTGAGCCGACGCCGCAAGCCCCACGACCCCGCCGCCGCTGAACGCGAGCGCGCCGCCAACACGGCCGAGGTTGAGCGCC